TAAAGAATTAAAATTAATAATTCCAACATCTATTATGGATTTATTTAGATCACATGTTAATCTTTACAAAACTAAAACCATTGAATTATAATTTATTACGTTTGACCAAATAAAAAAATATACATATAATATTAATGTCATTTCAGGGTTGGGGTACTAGTTTAGCTTGGTGGGCAAATATCGATTATGATGATTATACTAGAAATTTAATATGCGACCTTCTTTTTGATAAAGCTCATTTAGGTCTAAATATAGTTCGATATAATATAGGTGGCGGAACAAATCCTAATAATCCGGATTTACATATGAGAAGAGGTGGTGTTGTACCTTGTTTAAAAAATGAAGTATCAAGTCCTATCGATCTACAAAATGATAAGTCTCAGATAACTATTTTATTAGAATCTATAAAACGCGGAGTTGATCATGTAGAATTATTTGTAAATAGTCCACCTTGGTGGATGACAAAAAATAAAAAAACATATTGTGATCGTCCTTGTATTTGTAATCTTTCAAGTAAAAATTATA